TCATATCAAATCCTCGGGCTCGTTGTTGATGAAGCGCTTGGCGATCTCACAGTTGTCGTGGCCACAACCATCGAACACATCGGAATCACCGGTCAGCACGACCACGCCCTGGCCAACCTGCTCGATGGCAATCCAGGGATACGACGAGAGGCAGGCCGGGCTGTTGCCCCCTTGGTTATCCTGCATCGGCCTGGCTCGATTGATCGTCGTGCCGCCGGTGACTTCGCCGACGCAGGCGTGGTAGACACCGGGCAACGAGGTTGGTGTCGTGACAATCTTGGCCGCGCCATTGATGCCCAACCAAGGGTTACCCTCGGGATCGAGGCAACCGCAGTTGCAGGCGTGATGTCCAACCTGCATCGAGCAGCCGAGCGCCGACATGAAGCTGTTGATCTTGTCGCGTGCCTCGTCTCCGAGACAGTCGTAGCCATCGCCATCCTGGTTGTATTCACCGTTGCACCACAGCCGGCCACCGTTCTCGACCCAGTCTTTGATCGCCGAGTATTGCTCGGGTTTGAATTTCATCGCACCGCCGCAGACACTCGATGGACCACAGAAGACCGCCTTGCAATCGACGATCCGGCTAATGTCGTCCCTGAGATAGACGATCGGGTTCTCGCAGATGCAGCCCTGAATGCCAGGCCACGCGCCCACGTCGAAGCCGACGGGACAACAACAGCACGCCAGATTGAATGCCCAGTCCGCCATCAGCTGGGCTCCGAGGGAGGTTCATCTTCTGGGATTTTCTCAGGGCACTTGCTGCTGGCGGTGACGTTCCACAGGCCCGAGGGTGGATGGACTTCGACCTTCACCTTCGCGCCGCTGGGAATCTTGTACTGACTGGCCAAGATTGGGCAGTAGGCCTCGACCGTGCGGCCCAGCGACGAGAGCGTGCCGTCGTCGGGGTTCTGCTTTTGCAGGGCCACATCGGCCGACTCGCCATACTTCAGATCTTCCGATAGAGTTCCCCAGTACCACGGTGTGGTGCGCCGACCGAGTTGCACGACCGCCCATTTCTGCCCTTCGCCGGTTTCCTTCCAGAGAATCACGGCAGAACCGTCGTCACGGCTTTCCATCATCGTGGCGTCATCATGCTTGATGTCGGCGAACGGATGTTTTTCCTTCTTCACGTCGATCTTCGCGGGACAAATGCCATCCAAGTAAGCCAAGCCAATCTGATTCGACTTGATGGGCTCCAACAGCACGACGAACTTGCCCAAATGATCGTCGCGCGATGGCTTCTTGCCTTTGAGCACGACGCGATTCTTGAACTCGTCGAGGTTGGCCGTGGGAGTAAAGACCGGGCCGTCGATCCCCAGCACATGAAAGCGATCGCGATCAGCGCCGGAGTCGTTGCGCACCAGCACGATGCCGGTCTGACGAAAGCCCCGGGCGGCGTCGGTGGATTGCGATTGCTGCCGGTCGAGGTAATCCCGCGTGGCGTCGATGATCGTGTTGAACGTCCGCGCAGGGATGCGGAGCGCGTCTCCCGATTGCACCTTCTTGAGATGATCGCCGGCCATCGCTCAAATCCCCAGCGAAGCGAAGTTGCCGTAGGGATAGACCTGCTCGACGTAGGCCGCGACGGGCTTCTTGACCAGACACTTGGCGCTCGTGTCTTCGCTGTCGGCGTAGCGGACCCAGAGATATTCCCAGCCCTTCTTGTTGACGCCGTCGATCGGACCGATCTGCAAGTTGGTCACGTTGGGACTGGCGGCGAAGCGGTAGTTGATCTCCCAGTTGTCGGTGCCGCGCTGCGATCCACTTGCGCCCAGGAACAACACCTCGCCGGTGGCAAACCCACGGAACGCGCCACCATTGACCTTGCCCGTGAGGCTGAAGAGCGTCGCCTTGTATCCGCCGGTGATCAGGCCCGGGGCGAAGTAGTGCGTTTCCGAGAAGTTGTAGATCGGAACGGTGATATCGACCCCTTCGACGCTGTCGTGCGTGACGCCGATCGCGCCGTAGAAATTGGGAGCCTGGCCGCTGGCAACATAGGAACCAACGGTGCCCAGGCTTTGCGTGATGTGCTGGGTGCCGCCGCCCGTGTCGAAGCTGAAGCTCGAATCGGCCGTGTCGATCTTGTCGTAGCGGACCGATCCGTTCCACAAGTCGACGCCCAGCTGCTCGACATGCCAACTGGCGCGGCGCAGGCCGTCGTACAACACCGGTGAGGCGGTGGCCAAAGCGTTCTTGGCGGCCAGATCGTCGCTCGTGCCTTGGATGACATAGAGCAGATCGATCGACGGAGTATCGCCATCGGTCGATTCACGACTGCCAAACTTTTCCCAGACTTCAATGGGCATAGTGGCCTCTCATTCAAACACCAGCCCGCCGTGGTCGGCATGACGCACCAGCTTGTTGACTCCCTTGGCCGTATCTTCGGTGGCCTTGGCGATCCGATCGCTAGGCCCACCGGCGGCGAGACCTTGCGCGGCCGCCGCGTTGAAAGTCCCCTGCACATCGACGGTGCGCTGCGCCGCCTTATCGACGTTTTCCCCCGCCCCTTGGAGCAGGTCTTCCATCGACGGTGGCTTGAACTCACCGGGCTGTGGCGCGCGTTGATCGTCTTCAGCCTGCTTGCGGTTCTTGGCCGCCAGCGCGATCGCGTCTTCCCATTCCTTGCGGGCGTCGCTGAGCGTTTTTTCCGAGGCGTCGATGTCGGCCTTGTTCTGCGCCTGGCGACGGGCATTGGTGTCCATTGCCTCGCGCACGATCTCTTGCTCGGCCCCGGCACGATCACGCTCGATCGACTTGCTTCGCGCCTGGCGCTGCTGTTCCCGGCCGGCGAGTGTGGCTTGCGTCTCTTGTTCGGCAGCGGCGTTCTGCTCGGCGACTTCGTGATCGATCCGCGATACCTCGGCATTCACGTCGACCGAATCGTCGAATAGCCCCTTGAAGCGGACCCAGGTTTTTTCCAAGAATCCGACTGCCGAGTTCCAGCCTTTGGTTAGCCAGCCAGTGAACCGGGTCCAGGCGTTGGCCAGGAATGACGTTGTTTCGACCCAGGCGATTTGCAAGCCGGCGACCGCATCGTTGAACACGAGCACCACGCCATAAAAGGCCTCGGTGCCGATGCGCAGAAAGAACTCCTTGAACCGAGTCCATTGCTCGAGCAGGAAGTTGACCCCTTTTTGCCATTCGAGCTTGAGCGTGAGCCAGAGAATGCGCCCCGCCAGCGCCAAATCGCCCGCCGCCAAGGCATCGCCGATCCCCTGAAACGCGGCGAGCGCCTCGTTCTTCAGCGCCTCGAAGCGCGTGGCCAACCAGTCGAGCGCTTGCGCACCGACGCCCGTGGTGTGGAGTAAATAGCCTCCCAGCGCAACGATGCCCGTGATGACCAGACCGATCGGCGAGAGGATCGCAGCCAGGATCGTTCCGACAATGCCAATGGCAGTGCCGACGCCGGTGATCACGGCCGATACCGCGCCGAAGATGGTGCCGAGTCCCGAGATCGCTGCGCCCAACGCAACCAGGGCCGCTCCGCCGGACAGGACTGCCGCTGCGATCTTGAACACCGTGACGATCAATTCCTTGTTCTGCTTGATCCAATTGGCGACGGTGACCAAGTTGCGGATGATCGTCTGCGCCAAGTCGCTCAGCACCGGTTCCAGCGCCGCACCTACGGCGAAGATGCCGCGCTTGACCACTTTCCAGAGCACGTCGAGCGTGTCGCCAAACTGCTCGGCCGCTGTGGCGTCTTCGGTAGAGATGGTGAGCCCCAGCTTGCGAGCCTGCTTCTGCAGATCGTCGATGCCTGCTGCGCCACCCGACATCAGCGGCAAGAGTTGCGTCCCTGATTTGCCGAACAACTTGATGGCGGCAGTCGCGCGCTGGGCCGGGTCTTGAATCAGGGCAATCCGATCGGCGAAGCGTTTGAACTGTTTGTCGGGAGAAAGGCCGGTTAAGTCGCTGACCGATAAGCCAAGATCGGACAAGGCTTCCTGCGCCGAATCGGAACCACCTGCCGCCTCGGCCAACGTGCGCTGCATCTTGCGCAAGCCCGTTTCGAGCGTCGCCATGTCTGCTCCGGATTGCTCGGCGGCAAAACCCAACTCCGACAGCGCCTCGACACTCGCGCCAGTGCGCTGGCTCATATCGACCAGATCGCTACCGGTGTCGGCGAACAACTTGGCGCTGGCCGCCAGTGGAGCGACAGCCGCAGCGCCGATGCCGGCGAGCTTTGTGCCGAACTCGCGGACGCTGGTGCCAAACGCCTTGAGCCGCTTCTGCGCACGATCCAATCCACGCACCAAGGCATTGTCCTTGGTGTAAATCTCGATGAACGCCGCTCCGGCGCGGATGGCATTGCCTGAAGGCATAACGGACTCACGTTCGGCTGTTGATGAACACCTGCTTCAACACTTCGATTCCTACTTTCACAGCTGGTTGCGTTCGTTCCTGCAGCGGATTGAAGTCTCCTGGCTTGAACGGTCGAGTTTTCTTGGGGTCACGATTCACGTTGGCGATCAATGCCAAGAGCGAACTGGTGCGCGACCACTCCTGGCGCGTGCGGGCCTCGGCCATCCAGACCAACTCCCTGAGCGTCAATCGCCCGGGATCGACGCCGACGATGCCGGCGAGTTCCCAGACGAGCCGCCAGGCGCGGCTAGCGCCACTTCCAACTCCGCCAGCAGTTGCCGCTCTAACTCGTCGCTGTCGAGCTTGCGACTGGTCACGTCGATCGCCAGCGCTTCGAGTTTCTTCAGCTTGGCAAGCGCCTGGCTCAGCAGCCGACGCTTGCCGCTCGGGAAAAAATCGACCAGTTCCTCCAACAGCGCCGTCGTTGCCATGTCGAGCACGTCGCCCGCCATCGCCCGGCCAAAATCCTGATCACTGACGCTCTTGGCCTCCGCTTCGGGTTTCACCAGCGCGAACAGGATGTCGCACAAGAGGACGGGATCGGTCGACAGGCGTTCAAGCAGCTTGCCTTCGATCGCTTCCAGCAGGTTGACTTGCACGAGTGCCTGCACGCGCTTGATCGCGTCGACGTTGACCGCCACGGTCCATACGCGCCCGGCGCTGTCGGTGAATGTTTTCATGGTTGGTTTATCCCTCGATCCATTCAGGGGCGCGGGTGGAATAGGTCGGCTTGGCGGTGATGCTCACCGTGATCGCCTCTTCCAACGGCTCGTTGCGATCGAACTTAGTGATCACGAAGTCGGCGTCGAGCCCGCTGCCGCTTTCTCCGTCGAGAATTGCCAGCGCCAACGGCTGATTGCCGAAGAAGGCGGTTTGAATGGCCGAGAAGCCCGGGTCTTCGGTGTCCCAGATCATCTCGAACTCGACACTGGCATCCTTGAGCGTGGCGGCCGTCGCCTTCCAACCGCCGTTGGCGCGCGTGGTGACATCGGCCTCGCCCGCTTCGAGGGACAAGGTCACGTCCTTGACGTTGGTCATTTCTTCGGTGGCCGTGCTGCCGGCTTCGCCGAAGTAGATTTTCGCGTCCATACCGAGCCGAATGGCCATGTGTGTGTGCTCCTTATTTCACCGAGTTGGCCCACAGTTTCGGGAGCCGTGGGGTGATGTTTTCGAGGGCTGGCCCCATGAAAGGGCGTTTGTCGTAGCGCTGGCGACGGAATCGACCACCGAGTTCATGCGCCGACCCGGCGCGACCGACGATCTCCGAACTCGTACCGACGACGACCAGATCGTTTTGTTTCTCGACCGTGTATTGGATGGCCCGCTTGATCTGGCCACGGCGCGTATGAGGTGGTGAGCCAGGTGGCGATTCCTTGCGACTGCGACGGATGCTGCGCCGTGCCGTCAATCGCACCGCCGCGCCGGCATGGCCGAGGTTGGTGATCTCGGCGCGCTGGGCTTTGGCCACGATCGGTTTGGTGTTGCTGGTGGTTTTGACCTTCAGGCCGACCATCGGTTACCTCGGCACGCGAAAGGTGAGGGTCAACACACTGGTGAACTGCCGCATTTCGTGCAGGTGTTCCTGCGCGTAGACCGGCACGTTCTTGACCGCCGTGCAACGCGCCGCTGGATAAGTGGCCAGCTTGGGCGTCCGAAAACTGTCGGCGATCTGCTCCACGAGCGTCATCAGCGGATCAAGTTGATCGGGCGAACCATCGGTCTTTTGCTGCACAGCCACGTCGATGTCGAAGTCGTAGTTGTCGCGCAAGCGATCGAGCGCGCTGATTGCCATTCCCTTGGGAACGACGGTCACATGCAACGTGGCCATCTCGGGCAGATCAAACAGCGGCAGGTATTGGCGCTGGGCCGTGAAGGCTTGGCCAAACAAACCGCTGTTGAGATGCGCCACGACGGCATTGGCCAGTTCGATGATCACGCTCATGGTGCGGGCTCCGTCGCCACATGCTTGGTATGGATGCGCAGGGTTTGTCGATAGGGATCGCTGTAGCGCCAAACGGGTTCTTTACCCGGCGCGAGCACTTCGTAGATCAAGGTCTGGTTGCCAACCGTCTCGCAGACACGGTCGCCACGCTGGGGCAACGTGACCACGTCATCGAGTACCAGGTCGGCTGCAAGCGCGAGGTAATCGCGGCTTTCGGTTCGCTCGATGAGGCCATAACCGTTGTCGATCTGGAACACGGTCCGTCCGAACGTGGCCGGTAGTGACACGCTCGCTGCGCCACGTCGGTAGGTGACGGTGCGGGTCGCATAGCGCGTGCGCTGCGATTCCAACCAGGCAGAGGCTCGTTCGAGTAGGTGTGTCATCATTCACCCGGCGGTCCTTGGGGGCCTTGGGGACCAGCAGGTCCGGCCATGATGCTCATCAGCACGCGCACGGTGGCGTCGCCATCGGCCGCGGCGCGCGCTGTCTTACCCAGTGGTTTGTTGGCTCCCGACTCGTCGTCGGTCTTGGCCACCGCGTCGGCGACATCCCAGTACACAATCGCCCCGGCGGTGATCGCTGTGCCGTTGCCGGTTGCCTTGGGGAAATCAAACACGCCGCTCACGGCCAGCGCACCCAGCGACGAAGCGGGAATGTCTCGCTTGGCAACGCCGATCAGGTTGCCCTGCACGATCACGTCGCCGGCGGTCACTGTCGATTGCGGGACATAATCGATCGAGTCGCCTTCTTGAATGAATCGGGCCACGGTTGGCTCTCCTTATAAATAGGTGTGATACGGTTAGGTGTCTTCAACCCACTGCACGACGCCGTCGATCGACTTGAGCAGGTAAGTGCCTGTGCCCGGTGGTTGCGGAATCCACGATGGACCTTCGGGGCCTTGAGCGCCTTGAACTCCCTGAGGGCCTTGTGCGCCCTGTTCACCTTGAGCCCCCTGCGCGCCAGCCGGACCTTGCGCGCCTGTCGCGCCCGGTTCACCTTGCACGCCCTGTGGCCCCTGCGCGCCTTGCGGTCCTTGTTCACCTTGTGGTCCGGGCACATTCGACACGCCGGGTTCACCCTGCGGTCCTTGAATTCCTTGAATGCCCTGTAACCCTTGATCGCCCTGCGGACCTTGGATGCCTTGCGGCCCTTGATCGCCCTCCGGACCTTGCGCACCTTGAGCGGCCAGCAATTGCCACGCGGAATTTTCGTCAGGCGGATCACCTTCCGGCGAGATCGTTGTCGTCGCCCAATACGAACTGCCTTGGTAGAAGACGGTGTCCAATCGCATGTAGGCTAGTTCGCTGGTCCACTCGCCGAGCGCAACGAGTGGCTGCATGGCATCGCCCTTGGCGGCGATCAATTGCCAGTCGTTGTTGATGTCTGGCGTGGAAAACCCGGGTTGGATGGTTGTCTTGGCGAAGTACGAGTTGCCCAGGTAATGAACGGCGTCACCGTGCGAGTACGAATACGACACATTCCATTCACCACGACCGTTGAAGCCAGGACCAGGATCACCTTGCGGCCCGGTGAGACCAATTTCTCCCTGCGGCCCTTGCGCGCCGGTCGGCCCTTGTTCGCCTTGAGGTCCAACGAGGCCTTGTTCTCCCTGTGGCCCGGGAATGTTGGAAACTCCCGGCTCCCCTTGCATCCCTTGTTCGCCTTGCGGGCCCGTTGAACCGACAGGACCGACTTCTCCTTGCGGACCTTGGGGGCCGGGAACGCCGACGCCCACTGCGCCAACTAACACGCGTACCGTTGCCGCGCCGCTGGTCGCATCAGCGATGCAGTAACCCAGATAAAAACTCTCTTCAGAAGCAAACGGGACCGCCGCGCCCAATTCGCTGCCGCCGATCGGCAACACCCCGGGGTGCCAATAGACATGGCTACCAGTGTCGATCGCCACGTTCGACTTCACGATGTCGAACGCGCCGTAGGCAGTCAGGTTGCCACGCCGGCCCGCGAGGATGCGCGCCCGTGCCACCAGCGCACGGCCGCCGATCACGACGACGGTGCCCGCCGTTACATCGGAGACGGGCGTGTACGGAACGATTTGTCCCGCGGCGCGTAGAACAGCTTGTGGCATCGATGCGGCTCCTAACTTATGCCTCACCCTTGAGCTTCACACCGCCGCGATGATCTTGCAGGGCCACGCCGAAGTCGTGGTAACCGCGCATCTGCACGCCGAGCACGTTGAAATCAGCCTCGGCCGTTTCGATCGTGGGGGACTCCTGGCCGTTGAGGAACGCGACCTCGATCACCGGCAGGTCGTTCGGTTCCGACAACAAGTACCAGGCCTTGGCCGAGTTGCCGGCGTACTGGCTGTTGGCCAAGTAACGACTGACCTCGACGCGGAACTTCCCTTGGTGCGGGTTGGCAATCGGGAACTTTTGGTTGGCGGTTGTGTCGCGCAGCTCGAGCGACTTGTAGAGTTGAGTTCCTAGCGCTGAGAGCGCCGTGGGAACCAAGACGATTGCCGGCATGATGCCAATCGGCTTGCCATCGCTATCGACCTGATCCATGAAGGCGACTTCGGCCTTTGTCAATCCATCGATCGACAGCGCCGTGTCGGCGCCCACTAAGTAACTGCCGTTGCCGGTGGTGAAGAACGTCGCGTTATTGAGGAACGTGCCCCAGAAGACGTCGTTGATCTTCAGTCCCGAGCCGCGACCGAGCTTGCGCGGCACGGTCGTGATCGCGCCGAGATCGTCGTTGACGATGTCGCGACGATCGATCGACAGCATGAGGCCATAAGTATCAGCCCGATTGGTGTACTTCTCTTCGCCGAGTGTGCCGTGCTTGAGTTCGCCACCGGGTGAGACCAGTTCATATTGGTCCTTGCCGACCAGGCGATAACTGGTCACGGTCTTGAAATCGCTGACGTTCCGTACCGCGCAGATGTTCCGCCAAGTCCGTTCGACGCTGAAGAAGCCTTCGAGCAGGAACTTGTTGGCGACGTTCGAGAGAATGTCGCCGATATCGATAGTTGAGAAACCGGCTTCGATCCCACGTCCAAAAGCGAACCGCAGCACGGCCCGGCTATCGCGGAAGTTGCGCCCGGTGAAACCGTTGGCCCAAGCCGCCTCCAGCAGCAACTCTTGCAGACCGATGCCGCCGCGAAAGCGGCGCGCTGCCACGTCCAATGTCTGTGGTTCGAAGCTGGCCTCGAGGTTGGCCATGCCGGCGGTCTGCATACAGGCCGCTTCCAGCACATGGCCGTTGACGGTGTTATTCGCGGAATGGATCGCGGGCGCGGCGGGGCGCGTGATGCGTAACACTTCCAGTTCGGTGCGCTGTTCGCTCCAGCCCTCGCGGATCGCCTGGGCTTCCAGTCGCGGAGCGCGACCCGCGCAGATCCGCCGCACGGCTGCGATCCGCTCAGTCTCGGCAGCCGCCTCAGCACGCAGTGCATCCACGGTAGTCGCCTGGACGGTTGGGGGTGAGCTGTGTGGATTCGACGCAGGCTGTGTTGGGGAATCGGCGTTCAGCGTAAGGTCGGGCTCGTCCATGCTGGGATCTCCTGAAGAAGGATTCGCGATGGCGGCCACACTGGCGCTGGTGGCGCCGTCGGCCCCGAGGTCGACGAAACTGATTTCACCGAGCGTCGCCTTGCGGACGACATTCAGTGGGCCGTTGTACGCGCGACCATTGACGTTGACCGTTTGGCTTTCCTTGATGAACTCGAACTCTTCGACACTGGTGCCGACCGAGGCCTGCCAGGGAAAACCATTCTTGGAACTGACCACCACTTCGCGTGCGGCCGCTGTATCTCGCGACACCAAGCCACCTGCGACGAGTTGCCCTTGCTCGATTCGGATGGCATCGGTGTGCCCCACGCCCGCGAGCGGATCGTGCCCGAACCGAATGGGACGGGCCTGCGAAGGAATGGCTAGCCCTGCCAGGTCGAGGATCACGGGATGACGCCAGCCGGCGATGCGCATGGGCGTGCCGGTGTAGGCCACCATGCGAAATCGCGGCAGGCCCGCAGGCTGCGTCCCTTCCGCCGCGGCTTCAAGCTGAAACTCGGCGGTGGCGGTGAGGTTCAGCGTCGCCGGGAGGTTGCGCAGCTCAGGCGTCGCCGGCTGGGGTTTCGTCGAGGGCTTCATCGGGTTGCTCCGAAGGAGTGTGAGTTGAGTTGGGAGAAGCCTGCGCCAGCGGCAGTCCGAGTTCGCTCATCAGCGCCAGTTCCTTGGCGCGCTGGCGCAGTTGCGCTTCCCAGTCCTGGCCACGCCGCGCGTATTCGTCGGCTAGCGTCGTGGTGTGATTGGCAAGCCGTGTAGCTTGCGCGGTGGCTTCCTTCGCGGGATCGACATGCTCGTGCCCGTCCCAGAACCATTGGTGCGGCCAGTCGGCAATTGGGCCGACCCCCGCAGGCAACAATTCGGGAATCAGCACCGCTTCGTCGAACCAAGCGGCCAGCAGACGATCCAGCACGACGCACTCGAGGTGCGCCTGTTCGACGCGGATCGCTTTGAAATAAGTTTGATGGTCGAGTCGACCGGAGGCGTAGTTGTAGCCCGAGGAATTCCCGGCCGCGACGTTGAACGGCATGTTCAAACAACGGGCGATCTCGTTGAGGATTTCATGCTTGAACTCCGCATAGGTCGTCGCGGGCTGCTCGGCCTGCATTTGGCTCATCTTCCAGCCACCCGGCATCGTCACGAGCGCCCGCTTTTCAAGCTCGATCGGTTCAAACGGTTCGGCAGCGTCCGCTTCTCCGTTGGCCGGCGCATCGGTATAGAGAATGCCGGCGAAGTCGGCCGCCGTTTCAGCGGCGGCCAGTACGGCCAGCGTGAAGCGCCGCAATTGCGCGAACAGCGGTAGGGCCGGCATGATGTCGGGAATACCGCGCGCCTGTCCCGGCCGATCACAGCGAAACCAATGCACGACGCTGCCCGCGGGCAAGCGGTCGTAGTCGCGATGGAGCCCCAGTGCCGATTCCCCCGGATGCCGCTTGAGAATGTGATACTCGACCGGATTGCCGGCGGAGTCGAAGACGATTCCATCCACCGCATGGGCCGCGCGGGCATCCAGATCGGGCGTACAAACCTGATCCGCCTCCACCAATCGCAAATCAAGCTGAATGGCGGTCGTTAATCGCTGATTGCTGGTCAGGACCGCAAACGCTTCCCCATCGGTGGCGCGCGCCATCCGCATCGTGCGCAGGATGGCCGCCAGTCCCACCCCCTTCGCCCAGCGCGAGAACTCGATCTCGATACGGCGGTTGGCTTCGGCGTCCGCCGTGAGCATCTGTAAGCGCGGACCGGTGCCGACCACATCGTGCGCCAGCGTCAGGACGATGCCGCGTGCATAACTGTTGTTGGCGACCTCGTACCGCGAGCGATTCCGCAGGATGCGACGGACTGGGGCGCTGTTGGCGCTATTGGCCGACAGTCCATCAGCGCTGGCCCAGTGCCGACGATTGTCCTCGTTGGTCACGGCCGCATCGTAGCGGGCGCGCACGACGCGGAGTGGTCCGCCACGCATCGCACGCGATCCCCTCGACGAAAACAGTCTGATCAGCCAATCAAACATCTTTAATCAGCGCCCGGAGGTACGAGCTTGTTGAACCGCAGGCCGCGCGATTTCGACTTGGCTGCCTGCTTGCTGGCCAGGTATCGATCAGCCTCGATCTGGTCGGAGAGCGGATGCTGCTCGACTGAGCCGGAGTCGCCCGAGGCCTTGGCGGGGCCTTGGGCGTTTTCGCGGATGGTGTTTCCCAGCTCGTCGGACATCGGCAACCAAGTGAGGCAATAACAAGTGCCTGATGAGTTGACGGAGAATTTGTTCCCCTACTTGAAACATCCGCACTCGAAGCCTCCGGTGGCCCACAAAATTTCAGCGGCCGCGAGAATCGTGCTACATCTAGCAATATCGCGGCTGACTACAGCCTGGAGCCGCTTCGTAGGTCACGAGCTTGCGGCCGCAATGGCGGCAGGATTTGCGACGGCGGATGCGCCCGTCGCGCATTGGTTCTGTATGCGTCGTGTAAAAGTGCCGGCAGCCGCATTGCGGGCAGCAGATGCCGCGCTCGTTGCGAGTTGATTGTCCCTGAGTCATCGCTTGCGGCCTCGCTGCAGCTCGGCAAAGCTCACCCTCTGGCGTTTGACGGTGACCGGGCCTGCAGTACCCTCCAGCACCGCGCCTTGGATCGAGGCGGCCACCGTGCAGCCGACCAGGCAGTCGAACCAATGATTGTCGGCCCGCTCCGGGCGTAGTTTCCATTCGTCGACCGTTCGGCCACGCCCTTCGGTTTTCACCCGATACTCGGCCGTCAGATGTTCTGCGAATAGCCGATGCTGGTCGGCGATGGAACCAAACAGCGACAAGCAACCGCGGTCACCCATGGGCACAGCCAACCGAGCATGAACGAAGGACTTCCAATAGTTTGTGTCGAACACTACGTGTCGTACCGCCCGCTTGCCGGCGACGTTGGGCATGCGCCAGTTGTGACCAATCCGATCGCCGGGACGACGTTTGTACTCCGAGAACGGTTGACTTGACGCGCCGACGAAACGGCCGTGGCTGGGCATCACGATGCCAGCGTGGGCTGACTGTCGGCAGAACTGATAGACCACGTCAGTGCTCGATCCCCAGTTGGCGTCAATCAGGCAGCGTTCGATTCGCAACATGGCGCCATCGTCGCGACGCCATTCGCGTTCCAGGTGCAAGGCGGTCAGTTGCTCAAGGCTGGCGTAGATCGAACCTTCCAGGCCGCTCGCTTTCGTTGCCAGGGCCAGCGTATGGCGGGCGTCACGGAGCGTGAAATACGGTCGCTTCTGATCAGGAAACGTACCGTAGTCAATGACGTAGCCCGTGAAGTCGTCTTCCCAGCCGGCCACGACGTAGAACAAGAGTGTCGCCTGTACGTCGACGAACATCGTCAGGTGGCTGGCGCCAATCGGCACCTCACCCCGCGCCATGCGGTTGATCTTGCCGGCAATCTGGTCGGCCGATAATTCGTCGGCGTCGGTTGTATCCACGGGCAATGGCTCGTTCTGATATTCGGCGAAGAACGCTGCCTCATCCTGCAACCGCAGGTTCATGGCATGTTGGATGGCCGACAATTCGTCGTGATTGAATCGTTCAGGCCATGCGATGATCGCACCGGCGTCCATCGCCTCTCGATCAGCGGTATAGAACTCGGTGGCCAGTCGGATGTCGCCATACATTCGCAGGCTTTCAGCACGCAACTCGCCGTAACGTTGCCACTTCTTTTCGTCAGTCGGGAACGAATAGACCATCTTGGTCCGCTCGCCGTTCCATTCCGGATGCTTGTCGCGCGAGAGAATGTTGTCGGCCATGTCCCCGTGGCGAATGACGGTGCAAGGCATGATGCCAGAGATCTTCTTGCCTGGACCTGCGAGCCCCAGGATGGCACCGGCCAGAACGGATTCTCGCGTGGCGCATTGCGACAACGACCGGGCGGATTCGTCGGTTTGGGGATCGTCGAGCACAACCAGCGATGGCCGGACGGTGCGTCCGTCGGCCCGCTTATACTTCATGCCACGAATCCGACCGGTGATACCTGCTACTTTAATGATCGCTGCCGAGGCCACGCTGCCAGGCATCGTGGGCAGCACGACCTCACGTGCCGTCCAACCGATATGCGTGCGATCGCCCTTGTAGAGCTGGCCGTTGCACCGGTTGGCGATGCCGTCGAGACACTGAATCGGGTAGACAACTTCTGGAAAGTCCTCGAGCAGCAGATCGTTGCCGTCGAGTTCCATCTTGATCGATTCGAGCATGTCCATCGCATGCCCCTCGTCCGAACCGATCAGGCAAACGAAATCTCGGTGCCCGAACAGCGCGGCCCAGATGCAGGCACATTCACAGATGGTTGTCTTACCCGAGCCTCGGGGCATGGCCATCGCAAACAACCCGCCGCGCAACACCGCCTGTTCGATCTTGCCGATCACCTTCAGGTGGTCGGGGGACCACGGGAGATGAAACGTCAGCGGGAAGTATGAGTCGCAGAAGAACCGAAAGTCAGTCGCAGACTGCGCCTTGCGTTGTGGATTCAAGACCTCTGGCAATTCACCGATATCGCGGCCAGCGATCGCCAGCGCCACGTTCCGCGCCCGGGCTCGGTCTTTGAGCTTCTCGTAGGGATCGCCATCGGGTTCCGGTACCGGCGCATGTCGGACTTCGACAAGCCAGGCGACGTAGCGCAGCAGGTCGACATACCGCGCGTCGCCGATACGCATCCCTGCCCGTGTGCGGTGGCGATGCAACTGCCGTTCGTTGATCACTTCCCCCAGCGGCGTCGAGTTCAACAACCGACATAGTTCGCTGGGGCGTAGTTTGCGGGGGTCACTCGCCATGCGCACCTCGCGCGCTGAGGGTGAGTTGGCGCACCAACCAACCGGCGTAGTGGACTAGGTTGACGGTGCCATCGGCGTTGGTCGGTGCGCCGGCCGCCACGTCGTCCCGCAACATGGCCTCAGTGATCGACGCAGCGCCGACCCGAGCCAATAAGCGCGCGGCGTCCGTCAGCGCCAGCGCCGCAGGGTTCATCGATTTGGGAGACGGTTGACCGGACATGGTTTAGGCCACCCTAAAAGCTGCGGAAAAAGCTGAAGAATTCTGCTGCTGTGACCCAACACCGCGCTTGCTGCGGGCCGGAATTACTGGCTCATGTGTGACTGTCCCAACGGGAACATTCGACCGCCCACCAACAGGAGCCCAACGATGCACCTCAACCCCACCCACGCCGGAACCTACATCGGCCAACCCGTCAGGCTCTACGTCGCGATGGAAACCAGCCGCGGGCGAAAGCTGTTCGCCCTGCGCAGCATCGGCGGCGTAATCGCCACCGCCTGGGACACCGCTTGCGAACTGCGGCGTTTCGCCGCCGAGCGGTACTTGGACCTGACCATCGACGCTGAGTAAACGCCAACCCACAGGAGACAAATCATGAACGCCAAGAACAACGAACGCCCCAACGGAGCCGTAGACCAAGAAGCCTTTGAGAAGGTGATCCGCGACAACCTTTCGCCCGACGGATTGACCACGATCATCGCCTTCCTGCGTTCGGCCGATTTCTACCGACCGACCGGTCCGCAGAGCGCACGCCAGCGCGCGGCGCTGCGCGAATGCGAATGGTTGTCCGACACGCTGACGGAAATGCTGGGCGTCGACGAGCACAACCGCTTGATGGACGAGTTGGGGCTGTAAGCCGAAACGCGGGCGCGTCCCGCGTCGCTCGGCGGTGGTTCGCCGGGCCTGATGATGGCAGCCAACCCATCGAACCCCTGCACGAGGAGACGAACGATGTCCGCCACGAAGACGACCAAGAACGCGAAGGCCACGTCGGTCAAGCCACGCAAGGCGAAACTCACAAGCGCCGAACCGAAGGCCAAGAAGGTGAGCGCGCTCGACGCCGCGGCCAAGCTGCTCGCCAGCGCGAAGGAGCCGATGAATGCCAAGCAGATGATCGAGGCGATGGCCGCCAAGGGATTGTGGACGAGCCCCGGTGGTAAGACGCCGCGTGCCACGTTGTATTCCGCGATTACGCGCGAGATCACCGAGAAGGGGAAGGAAGCCCGATTCAAGAAGACCGAGCGCGGGCACTTCGCCGCCAACCGCTAGGCTACGACCCCAGCTTGGTTCGCGCCCAAACGCCCCACGTTGCAAACGTCGGGGCGTTTTCTCGTGGGTCGCGTCAATGGCCAATCGGTTCCGCCAGTCGCCACGGGGGCCACGGGTGCGCCGGGGCGCAGGGCTGAGCGAGCGACGACAGCGCAGCTGCAGACCTGCGTGAATCCCGAGTTGCCGCGGCGATAGAATGGTGCTACAATGGTATACCATTGGTGTTTACAGCGCGGAGAATGAAGATGCTTAAGAACCTCGTCAAGCACGGCAATAGTTGGGCCTTGGTGATCGACCGGCCGATCTTGGACCTGCTGAACATCAGTCCCGAGTCCCCGTTGGAAATCACGACCGACGGACGTTCGGTCATCGTTGCCCCGGCGGGATTGTCGGAACGCAAAGACCGTGTTCGCGCGGCGCGAAAGAAGATCAATGCCAAGCACGCCAAGGCCTTCAAGAAGCTGGCGGAGTAAGCCGTGTATCAGTTTCTGACGCTCGATGACGTGCTTGAAACGCATATCGAGCAGATCGAGACCTACGGGGGCAGCTACGGCACGCGCGACCTCGGTCTTCTGAAGTCCGCGTTGGCGCAGCCCGAGGCGATGTTCGGCGGACAGTATCTGCACGCCGACCTGTTCGAGATGGCCGCCGCCTATCTGTTTCACTTGGTCATGAACCATCCGTTCCTCGACGGCAACAAGCGGGTCGGACTGGAGTCCGCACTGTTGTTTCTGGAAATCAACGAACAGTCGATCGAGGTCACCGACGACGAGCTCGTCACCTTGGTGCTGCAAACGGCCGAGGGACAGGCGACCAAACAACAGATTGCCGAGTTCTTTCGCGCTCATGCGACCTGATCCTTGGCGATCCGTTCCGCCTTGTGTCCCGTGAACTTCTCGTAGCGCTGGACGATCACGTCGCAATACAACGGATCGAGTTCCATCAAGAACGCCCGTCGGCCAGTCTGTTGTGCTGCGATCAATGTGCTGCCCGAGCCGCCGAAGAGATCGATCACGTTTTCACCGACGCGCGAAGAGTATTGCATCGCACGCACCGCCAACTCGACCGGCTTCTCGGTCAAGTGGACCATCGATTGCGGGTTGACCTTCTTGACGTGCCACAGGTCCGTGGCGTTGTTTGGGCCCAGGTAGACGTGCGCCGCTCCTTCGCGCCAGCCGTAGAAGGCGATTTCAAACGCGCCCATGAAGTCTTTCCGCGTCAGCACCGGATGCTGCTTGTCCCAGACAATGCCCTGCGAAAAGTACAGTTCATGCTTCTTCAAGAACGGCGGATAGTTCCCGAGGTTCGCGTAACCACCCCAAATGTAAAACCCTCGGCCCGGCGCAAGCACGCGCGCCAGGTTGCCGAACCAGGCATCGAGCAATTCGTCGAACTCACCATCGGTCACGAAGTCGTTTGCCAGGGGCCGGTCCTTGGCGCGAAGTTTCTTGCCGGTGGGTTTTGATTTTTCAGGATGGCGAGCGAGGTCGAGCCCCTGGTGATGCGTCGTGCCTGGGAACGACGACAAGCCAGCGGCGATCGCGTTGTTGCTGCGCGGCTCGACTTTGACGTTGTACGGCGGGTCGGTGTTGACCAGATGTATCACCGCGCCGTCGAGTAGTCGATCGACATCGGCGGGTTTGCTACTGTCGCCGCAGAGCAACCGATGGTCACCGAGAATCCACAGGTCGCCCGGCTGCGTGATCGCTGCGTCCGGTGGCGCGGGCACTTCATCGGGATCGCACAGACCTTCTGCCAACGTCGGGTCGAGCAGCTTAGCCAGTTCATCCGGATCAAACCCCAGCAGGCCGAGGTCATAATTTGCCGCCTGCAATTCACCGAGTTCAATCGGTAGCAGGTCGTAATCCCACTCGGCCAGCGACGCCGTTTGGTTGTCGGCGATGCGATACGCCTTGATCTGCTCGGGCGAGAGATCGGTGGCGACATGGACGGGCACCTTTTCGAGGCCCAGCTTCTGCGCCGCCTTGAAGCGGGTATGCCCACAGATGATCACGCCCTCGGCATCGACGACGATCGGCTGACGAAAACCGAACTCGCGGAGCGACGCCGCCACCGCATCCACGGCGTCGTCATTGACGCGCGGGTTGTTGGGGTACGGTTTGATTTCCGACAGCGGGCGCAGTTCGATTTTCATCTTGAGCCTCCTTCTCTGTGTGCGGATTCCGCGTACTCGACGACCTCGCGGCATAGATCGATGAATTGCCGATGAGCCAACGTCGCTTTGGCTCGGTTGATGTCTTTGTGAAGCACTTGCACGTTTTGCATGACGTGCTCACCCCCGTCCCGCACGGGGACGACATGTTCGAGCGATGCAGTTTCTGGAGTTAATCGGCGGCCAGTTAACGCACAGCGATAGTCTTGCCATTCCAAGAGTTGAAGCACGTTGGCGACGTTTATCGGACCGCTTGGTCGCGATGGGTTTGTGCCGCCTTGGGGATGTACCGCAGATCGACCCGTGGTAGATGGTTCGCCCAGAATTGCCACGTTGTCTGGTCGAGCAACCGGGAGCGCTTGCGTGCGTCCAAGGACGACTTCATCGTTCTTGCAGCCTCTTTCCATTTCATTGGCCTCCTTCGAGATGCAGGGACATAGCCAAGTCGTCCTTGGCTGAGAATGTTTCGCCATCCTTGGACCATGCTGTGCGCTGAACGCGGCCAGGGATCGGAGAGCATTCGGTGGTTGCGGTAGTCGGCTCCCAATCGAGTCGCCAGACCACCTGCCGCCTTTTGCCAGTTCGCTGTTGGGAAATCAGGCATGGGTTGTTCAAAAACAATTCGGACAAGGAAATAAAACTCTCTCTAAGACGGCGCCCGTTCCCACGGCCATCTTCCGAGGGGTGCGCCCGGAAGTACCTATTCATTTGCTGGCTTCAAAGCGGCCGCACCACCATTGCGGATACACCACTGGGAAGCTGGCCAATATCTTGTCTTTCAACCGTACGGGCGGTCGCACACGACATTCCCCACCGCCGCTAACGCGATCGGCCGCGATGACAATCGCCTGCGGCTCATCGGCCGGAGGATGGGGATGGAAGAAGCGGCATGCGTCGCAACGTGGCATCATCGTGCTCCTTGGGAAACGAAATCCGTCACGCCAATCCATCACACACCCTTGCGCGTGCGCGCCAGCACATCGCGCGGGGGTGGGCGTGACGGATTGATAAATAGAAGGAGAGAGAGTGTTTTTTTCTTATATTATTTGGACTTACGCCGACTGAAATCCGTCACGGCGGAGCGTGACGGATTTATCATTTCCAAGAGTGAACTGACGAATCGTGCCCACCGGTCGAGTGGGAATTCGTCACGTAGGCGTGACGGATTGCGACGGATTCGTGCTGGATTCGCTGGCGTCATTTATTCGCAGATCCGATATCCTTGGGCTGACTTTGTCTTGGTTGCTATTTCCACCGGCTGGATATCTCCCTGCATTAGGAGCGTGCCGACGATCTGGTCGAAGTCCGCCAGCTTGCAGCGCATGGCGCGCATCAAGCGGTTGCGCGCCAGTTCTCCACCCGCATCTTTCAGCTTGCGCAGCAGTTTCAAGCATTCCGCGTGAAACGGGTTCTCGGCGACATACATCTGGGCCAAGTAAAGCTGTCGCCGCGTCTGGTGCATCGCGAATTGGCTGGCCCACTCGATCGCGGTTAGGTCGATCAGAGGTTCTTCGTGGCTTGCGCTGCAAGCGTAGATGAGCGCCAGTTTCTTCGCGTTCTCACAGGTCCGGCTCCAGGCGACGCGGGCCGTCTCGTCATTTCGCTCGTGGGCGCGGTCATACTCGGCGTCCGCCAGCCTCTGCAATTGGCCGATCGCGGCTTCCGCTTGCGGCGCGTAAGAGACAATCCGCGGCTCGGGATGGACCTCGAGCAGGTTCTTGCGTGCTGTGCCGGGCTGGAATTCTGCCCACCAGTTGGCTGTTTCTAAAATTCGCTTAGGCAACTGACGTGGCGAGCCGGCCGGCTGGCCCTCTCCCCGGCTTCCCACGTCGACGATGATCATGCGGGCGCAAAAACCATTGGTAAGCATCCGCTGAGACAACGATTCATAAAATGCTTGTGGTGTTGCCGTTCCGAATAGCGTCAGGTGTGGCTGATCGATATGGACGGCTTCCTTTTGGCTCGCCTTGGCCCGGATCGGATAGACATCTGCGGCCGACGTGTAAAGCGTCAACAGAATGTTGGGAATAGACTCGCGTTTGTTCTCCCGGTCGAGGTTGATCTGTCGGAGCACGCCGTCCATCTCGTCGTTCTGAAACAGCATCGCGCCAGTGCGGACCAGAGCGTCCTGAATGCCCTCGCCGCTGGCGAATTTGTCGCCCAGCGCGGCGATGTGACCGATCTCGAAGAGCACACGTGCGTTGACCTTGCGGGGAAAATCCTTACCGGTCCCGCTACTGGCCAGCGCCAGCAAGTAAAGGTTGGGGCGCAGGTCGCCAGGATCACATACCTTCCGGCCGCAAAGGTACGACTGCAGCGCGACCGCCCCGCAGAAGGCGAGCCCGACGTTGGGATAGGGGGCGTGGGACAATGTGAAGTCCATGACCTCCGAGATAAAACCTGGGACACGCAGCAACGGCTCGGGGATCAGTCCTGGATCGCACGGCTGATCGACTGCGGCCGTGGACGGTCCGTCGAATAACTGCGACCAATGGTCCTCGACAACCGCCACGGCCACTTGGTCCGGTTCATAGCGGGCGACGCTCGCCGCGATCCGCTCAACTTCGGCCGATGATAGGGGCGGCACGCACCGGTCGCGGTTGGCCCGGTTTAGGGCAGCCGAAATCTCCCCCTGACTCATCCCGACCCGGCGCATGGCGCCCGCCAGGCGTGCCAACGTGGCGTTCCGTTGGCCGGTGGGTATAGGGTTCGCTTCTTCCCCCGAGGACGCGGCCGTTTGGCCCTGTGGCGACGACGTGGCCGATCCGCCCCCGTTGGTGAACTGGTCGAGCTCTTTGACCAGCCAAACCGGTGGTTCGGGGAGCGCTTTTGGGGACACGTCGAGGGCCAGCCCTTCGGCCCAACGGTATGCCTTGCCGCCGACTACGGACGGCGGGGCCAGAATGTAATTGCCGTTAGCCCGCGTATCGACCCGTGGCGCAAGGCGACCTGCTGTGCCACGGTACGCCCGTTCCGCCGGCTGAACAAACACATAATGCCGGCCGCCGTTAGCGGTCAACGAAAGCGTCGCCACGGCAAGTTGCACCGCGCGCTCCGGGGTCAGCCAGGGGTTCTCAGGGCCATCAACGTCGATGACGACCAGCCCCTCCGTAGCGATGCCGATGTTGGCCATCGGATGCGCGGTCCACCAGCGTTCGATCTGGTCAGGGTCGGTTTTTGCCTCGTGAAACCCGTGCTTCGTCAGTGGCGTTTTGCGGCCCGGTGCGCAGGGAAACACACGATAGCCGAGCGCGGCATAGCGCAGCGCTGCCTCTAGCAGCCCACTCATGAAGTATTCCTGGTGCGAAGCTGGGCAACCATGTCCCCTACTGATTAACTTCCGCACCAGCGAGGCGGACCGGCCCACGGTTTGTTGATTTCCAAGAATTTTTGGACCGGCTCTTGTGCAAGCATTTGGGGATGGCTATATTTTCGTCCGGTAGTTTTATTAGGTCTATTTGTTGTTTGTACTGCCTATTTATTTCGGACCATCCGCCATGCCGAGCAAGCCGAAAAAACGGGGGCCCAAACCGAAGACCGGGATCACGGTTCCGCAGCGGCGAACGCTGCTGGAAATTGACGGTTACATCCGGCGGCACCAGTTCGCGCCCACGATGCAAGAACTGGCTGACCTGCTGGGGATATCCGTGACCAGCGCCCACGAGCAGGTAAGTCAGTTAGTCCGCAAGGGATATCTGAAGCGTGCCTTGGGAAAGACCCGCGGCCTGGCGGTGATGCGCCGCCCGCAAGACACGCCTGCGCGGCTGGTCCCGATCCCGTTGGTGGGGGCCGTGGCCGCCGGCTCGCCAATTCTGGCCGAAGAAAACGTTATCGGTGAGGTTTTGGTCGAACAGGACCTCGGCCAAGGGGACCGCTGTTTTGCATTGCGGGTCCAAGGAGAAAGCATGCGGGCCGCCGGCATTGGCGATGGCGACGTGGTGATTGTGCGTAAACAACCGCTGGCGGAATCCGGCGACATCGTCGTCGCTCTGGTCGATGGAGAAGCAACCGTCAAGCGACTGTACCTACGAGAAAATGTCATTGAACTTCAACCTGAGAATCCCCTGAAAAAATACCGGCCGATCCTCATCGGCCAGGAGACGGACCTACGGATTGTGGGCAAGGTCGTGGCCGTGCGCGGCGCGGCCATACCGGTCTGATTGGTCCGTCGATTTACGAGCGATTACCTAGAGGCGCTGGGCCGAAACCGCTCGTCCTTGAGGCACCCCTGCTTCGGCTTTGCAATTGCCCAGCTTCTGCTTTTGCTTTCGACTCCCACGCGCGGCACACCTTTGGCAAAGTGCGCTGCGCAATCAAACAACGTGGGTCGAAAAATTTTGTGGGCCGACTCGTGGCTGGAATGCGGATGTTTTCAAGTGAGGGAGTTGTGTTGTACTGAGAGTTGCAACCATGAACGTTGATTCCAAGGGCCTGACCAATGCCCGACAGTGGTTGGTGCAACGGATGCACCAGATGAATTTCGGCACGATGCACAATCTGGTTGTTCATGATGGCGAGCCGGTGATCGACCCGCCGCCGCAGATCAAACAGGCGTTTAAACTGGGCGGCAAGCGGAGCGCCCTCAAAGTTGTCCCGCGCGATTTCGCCCTTAAGGAACAGCACTGCGAGTTGTTCGATTTGATGGACAACCAGCAGAACGGAGTCATTACCAAGTTGACCGTCCAGGAAGGCCTGCCTTTCCTGGTGGAGTGGGAGGCTGCCGCTTAGCGCGGGTAGTCTGCGACCGTTTCCGAATTCATCCGGTTTTTTTCCAGCCAGACAATCTGCTGACCGCCAAGCGGAGGAGATTGTGGGCGACGCCGACAACGGCAGCGCACACCGTCCATCCGCTGTTTTTGTTGGTGTCGCTCCGCAAACAAGCTCAGGAGCACACTAACTATGACCGTCATCCACGCCCCCGATGTCACCGACCACTTCACCACGCAGTTCATCCGCCGCACGGCCAGGATGCTCGTCAACGACGGGACTTTCCCGCGTTGCGATTTGGATGATGTGATCCAAGAACTGCGACTGGCACTCATCCAGCAGGCCGACAATTTCGACCCCGAGCGGGCCCGCTGGTCCACCTTCGTCAAAACAGTCGTGCGTCTCACGGCCGTAACACTGCGCCGCAAGCAACAGGCGGACTTTCGGCAGGTCGAGGCGGCTTACGCATCGCTCAATACGCTCATCGCGGACGAAGATGGGCAGCTCGCGGAGATCGGCGCGACCGTCGGTGAGGAAGAGTATCGCACCGGCCTAGGCGAAGGTTTCATCAGTCATACCGATCGGCTCGATCTGGCGATCGATATCCAGGCGACGATCGACACGCTGCTTGCGGAGTTGCGGGAGATTTGCGAACGACTCCAGGACCAATCGCTCGTCGAAGTGTCGCATGACCTGGGTATTCCCAAGACCACGCTTTCCCGCCGGATGGCACTGATCCGCGAACATTTTCGCCTCGCGGGACTGAGCAACGATCCGTAAATGCCGACGTCAACGCGATCGTTCCCGGCAACTTGCACCGCATTTCCTTCGAGGCACCAATGTCAATGACAATCTCGGATCGTACTCCGACCGCCGTACTACTTCAGGAACCGGCGGATGTCTACCACGCCAAGTCCGGCGAGTTTCTGTCGAGCCATTTGTTGGCCGACTTCCGTCGCTGTCCGCAACTCTATTTCCGCCGGCGTCGCGGACTTCTGGGCGACGAAGATCGCCCGGCCTACCTCTTGGGCCGGGCCGCACACACCATGATCCTCGAAGGACTCGACGCCTTTGAGGCAGCCTTTGCCGTCGGCGGGCCGATCAATCCGAAGACCGGCCAATCGTTTGGCGCCGGCACGAAGGCCTTCGCGGAATGGGCCGAACAGCAAGGCAAGCCGGTATTGACCGATGAGCAGGCGGGCCTCGTCTGCCGCATGAACACGGCCGTGCAGACACACGCCGCGGCGATCGCCTTGCTTGAAGACGGCCTGGCCGAGGCGGTGGTGCGAACCGATTACTGCGGTCGACCCAGCCAAATCCGCATGGATTGGTTCGATCCCCATCAAGGAATCGTCGACCTCAAGACCTGCGACAACCTCGACTACTTCGAGGCGGACTCGCGCCGATTCGGCTACGCCCATCAACTGGCGTTTTATCAAGCGGTGCTTTCGCGGCTCATCGGCCTGTTCATGCCGGTGCATCTCATTGCCGTCGAGAAAAAGGAGCCGTTCCGCTGCGGCGTTTGGCGCGTATCCCAGGACTCATTGTCGATTGCTCGGGGAGACAACGAGGCCGCTATTGAACGATTGAAACATTGCGAAGCATCCGGTGACTGGCCGACCGGATACGAGGAATGCCGCGTTCTTAATGCGGTGTGAAATACGAGCGACGGGCGGTCGGTGTGGCGGGCTGCATGGATGCAATCAGGTCATTGACCTTAAAGAGCCGAATCGGCCGCCTTCCGCCCGCGCTCAATTTATCTAACCCCGAAAGGACGGACCGATGGGACTGATTCAACAAGTGGAACGTGGCAAGTCGCGGCGCCCTCCGCGGATCATGGCTTATGGCATCGAAGGGATCGGCAAGTCGACCTTGGCCGCGGGCACGCCGCGGCCAATCTTCATCCAGACCGAAGATGGACTCGGCGAGATCGACTGCGACAAGTTTCCGCTGGCCTACTCGTTCGACGATGTACTCGCAGCGCTGACAGAATTGGCCCGAGAACCGCACGACTACGAAACGGTGGTCGTTGATTCGCTCGATTGGCTCGAGCGGCTGATTTGGGACGTGCTGTGCAACCAGTACCGGGTCAACTCGATCGAAAAAGTCGACGGCGGCTATGGCAAGGGCTATGTGCATGCCCTGTCCCACTGGCGGAAGTTGCTCGATGCCTTGCGCACGCTGCACACGGAACGGGGAATGATGGTGTTCCTCACCGCGCATGCCAAGGTCGAGCGGTTCGAAGACCCCGAGGCGCCGGCCTACGACCGTTATTCGCCCCGGTTGAACAAGCACGCCGCGGCGCTAGTGACCGAATGGTGCGATGCCGTGCTGTTCGCCACCCGCAAGTTTGTCACTCGCACCGAGGACGGCGGATTCGGACGCCAGCGGGCGATCGCCTCGGCGGTCGGAGCCGGCGGAGGTGACCGTGTGTTGCGGACCGTGGGCGGGCCTTCCTGTGTCGCCAAGAACCGCTATCGCCTGCCGGCCGAATTGCCACTGGCCTGGGGCGCGATTGTGCAATCGATTGTCGCCACCGACGGAACCCATCAAGAACCTGTCCTTATCAACGGAGATGCTCAACATGGCTAGCCTCAACGGATTTGATGCCAACCAAGTCGAACCGACGACTGAATTCGACCCACTCCCGGCCGGAAAATACCTGGCCATGATTACCGACAGCGAGGTCAAGCCGACCAAGTCGGGCGGCGGCAGCTACCTGCAATTGACGTTCCAGATCGTTGACGGGCCGTTCAAAGGACGGTTCCTCTGGGCGCGGCTCAATCTCGACAACGCTAACGCGACGGCCGTGCAAATCGCCAGGGCCGAACTGTCGGCCATCTGTCGGGCGGTCGGCGTAATGACGCCGCGCGATTCGGTCGAGCTGCACAACTTGCCGCTGGTGATCACGGTCAAGTGCAAGAAGCGCGACGACAGCGGCGAGATCAGCAACGAGATCAAGGGCTACGCCAAGCGTGAGTCGACGGCCGGGCAGCCGCAGCAAGCGCCCGTTAGCACGCCCCCCTGGAGGCGCGGTTAAGCGAAGGAGCGCAATTGTGGCATTACGGACGATCCAGTGTGAAGCTTGCGGAGCACAGGTCGACGGCGCGACGACATCGCAACGCTACTGCGGGCGATGCTCGGAACAACGCGACCTGCTCCGCAAGCGGTTTTGGGCGCGTTCCCACCCGCCGTTGCCAATCCAAAAAGTGGCCAACCTTCGACATGCGCGTCATCGCAAGGAGCTTTCTGTGGCTGCCGGCGCTGCGGCGAATCAATTGCTGGTCGACAATATCGCTTGGAATGCCGCCGAGCCGATCGAATGCCACTGGCTTGCCCGAGTTGCGGTGCCTTTTACCTACGCGGCGTCCAAGAACCACCTCTACACCCTGCGCCATGCGGGGCATATTGCCTTGCGACGCGAAGGCCGCGCCAAACGCCAGGAAATCACACTGGCCCTGCGGCATGCGCTTCACGGCAGGCGCGTTGCGCACAACAAGGTCTGGATCGACATCCTGGTGCAGAAACCGAACCATCGCGGCGATGCGGTGAATGTCATTGATCTGGTTTGCGACGCGATTAAGGATGCGATACCGGTTGATGATCGTTGGTTTTGCATTCGACGGCTGGATTGGGAGATCGCCAAAGTTGCTCCCAAGCTCTTCGTGGGCATTGGCCAGGACTCTCTGGCAGATTGCCAGGTGTGCAGTTATTGCGGTCAGATCAGGCCATTGCACCAGTTCAACAAGCACAGCGGGGGTCATTTAGGTGTCGGTCGCGAGTGCAAAGACTGCCGTCGGCAAGGTCGGCTACTGGGTAGACAATCAAGAGTGTCGTAATGCAACTTCGTCCTTACCAGCACGAGGCGATCGACGCGGTGTACCGCTACCTGCGGGAACACGATGACAACCCGTGCGTTGTGTTGCCCACGGGCTGTCATGGGGCCAGTCACCCAATCCTCATGTACGATGGGACGCTTAAGCCAGTGGAAGAAGTCACCATCGGCGACCAGATCATGGGCCCCGACAGCACACCACGCCACGTGCTGGCATTATGCCGGGGTGAAGACGACCTCTACCGCATCTTACCGAACAAAGGTGAGTCGTTCATCGTCAACGGTGATCACGTGCTGAGTCTCGTCTGCACGAACGAAGGTAAGCAGCGGTTTGATTGTTACCGTCGTGGCGGCGAAATCGAAAATGTGACGGTGCTAGGATCCCTGAAGAAGTCGCGGTCGTGGAGGCACCTCCGAAAGCTGTACCGTACGGCCGTGGAATTTTCAGAAGCGCGCGATCTGCCGATCCCTCCTTATATTCTTGGGTTACTTTTGGGAGATGGCTGCTTACGGGATACCGTTGACCTGACAACCGCCGATGTTGAGATCGAAGAGGCTTGGATTGCCTATGCCGCCACTGTGGGTTGTGAGATCACGGTAAATGACTGCGGAGGCCGGTGTCCTAGCTTTGGTCTCACTGGCAATAAGGGACGAGCCAATCCGGTTATGGAAATGCTCACCGCCCTCGGGTTGAGCGACCTCGATTCTGGCACCAAGTTCATTCCGCATGAATACCTGACGGCCAGCCGGCATCAGCGACTCGAGCTCCTGGCTGGACTCGTTGATACGGATGGCAGCCTCAGCCGAATCGGCTTCGATTACACGACAAAATCCCAGGAATTGGCCGCGGATATTGTCTTCCTGGCGCGTAGCTTGGGATTGGCCGCGTACTGCACCCGTAAGTATTCCTACTGCCAAACCGGAAGTGGCGGCTGGTTTTTCCGCATCTCAATCTCAGGTGACACCACTGAAGTTCCCACTCGGCTTCCACGCAAGCGAGCTCCCAAGCGACGCCAGAAGAAGTCTGTCCTGCGAACCGGTTTTCACGTCGAGCCAGTTGGGCGGGGCCCTTACTTTGGCTTTGTGCTCGACGGTGACCACTTATATGTCGACGGGCACTTTGTTGTCCATCATAACAGCGGCAAAACTCCGGTGATCGCCACGATCTGCCGTGACGCCGTGACACAATGGCAGGGGCGCGTGTTGATCCTGGCGCATGTCAAAGAATTGCTTGAACAGGCGGCCGATAAGTTGCAAGCGATTTGTCCCGACGTTCGCTTCGGCATCTACTCGGCCGGCCTGCGCCGCCGCGATACCGCACACGGCGTGATCGTGGCCGGCATTCATTCGATTTACAAGCGGGCCTGTGAGCTCGACGCCTTTGATCTGGTGATTGTCGACGAAGCCCACATGATTCCGCCCGAAGGTGAGGGCATGTATCGCCAGTTCCTCGCCGAGGCCAAGCAGATCAACCCGCAGTTGCGGGTCATCGGGCTGACGGCGACACCCTATCGGATGAAGTCGGGACCGATCTGCACGCCGGAACATTTTCTCAACGCCGTCTGCTATGAAGTTGGCGTTCGCGAGTTGATCCGCGATGGTTACCTGTGCCCACTGGTGACCAAGGCAGGGCGTTGTCGCGCCGATACGAATGGTCTGCATGTTCGCGGCGGCGAATATGTCGCCGGCGAGGTCGAAGACCTGATGGACCAGGACGCGCTGGTCGACGCGGCCTGCGCAGAGATCGTCGAGCACACTGGCGACCGCAAGGCCGTGTTGATCTTCGCCGCGGGCGTGAAACACGGTCGGCATATCGTCACCACGTTGGCCGGCAAGTACGGCATCGAGTGTGGATTCGTTTGTGGCGAAACGCCGGACGGTGAACGCGCCGAGACCTTGAACCGGTTTCGCGGTGCCGGTGAGCGCGGTCTGATTCCGCGCGAGCCGCTCAGATACTTGTGCAATGTCAATGTGCTGACAACCGGCTTCGATGCGCCCAACATCGACTGCGTGGCCATGCTACGGCCGACGCTGTCACCGGGTCTTTACTATCAAATGGTCGGGCGCGGCTTTCGACTCCATCCGGGCAAGACCGACTGCTTGATCCTTGATTTTGGCGGCAACGTTCTACGGCATGGGCCTGTCGATCAGATTGTGGTTGGCGAACGCGCGGCCAACGGCAACGAGCAGGCGCCGGCCAAAGAATGCCCCCAATGCCACGCGGTGATTGCCGCTGGCTATGCAAAGTGCCCTGAATGTGGTTATGAGTTCCCGCCGCCGGAGCGTGCGAAACATGACGCGCAGGCCAGTGACGCAGGGATTCTCTCCGGCCAAGTCGCCACGACGCGGTACGCCGTCGCCGACGTTTACTACAGCGTTCACATCAAGCGCGATGCCCAGGCAGACGACCCGACTACGATGCGGGTCGACTACCGCGTCGGCTGGCATCAGTACAAAAGCGAATGGGTCTGCTTCGAGCACCAAGGCTACGCCCGCCAGAAGGCGATCGCTTGGTGGCGTCGACGCTCGCCAGACCCGATGCCCGAGACGACCGAGCAAGCGGTTGAACGAGCGAGTAACGGCGCCGTGGCGCCCACCCTGGCGATCGTCGTGCGTTCGGTAGCGGGCGAGCCATATGAGCGAATCGTGGATTACGAACTGGGACCCATGCCCGAGCCGGTGCCAGCGGAATCGCTCGCCTTCTATGAAGAAGGTCGTGGCGACGACATCCCCTTTTAACGAGATCGTGCGATGGCTCATGTGCTTGTGATTGGCGACACACACTGCCCAGGTATGCGACGAGGGTATGTCGATTTCCTGCTGCGCGTGGCCGAACACTACAACGTCGATCGCGTGGTTCACATCGGCGACCTGGTGGACTGGGCGTCGATCAGCTTCCACGAAAAGAGCCCGGCGTTGAGCAACGCGGCCCGCGAGTTCGAAAACGCCCAGCGGCAGGTCGCGAGCTTGGCACGTGCATTCCCCAAGGCAGACTGGCTGCTCGGCAACCACGACGCCCTCACCGAGCGACAGGCGATTGCTGTCGGGTTACCGACACAAGTGCTCCGCGACTATGCCGACCTATGGCAACTGAAATGGGTCGTCAATCCGCGATTCTCAAAGCTCTCGATTGACGGCGTTCTGTATACGCATGGCGATAGCGGTCGCGCCGGCCAGGATGCGGCCTTGGCGCAGGCTAAGGATCATTTCCGCTCCACGGTGATGGGCCATTTCCATAGCCAAGCGGGCGTGAAGTGGTGGGCCAATCCGGAGTTCCGTGTGTTCGGCCTGTCGGTCGGCTGCGGGATCGACGCCAGCCGGCTGCAGTTTGAATACGGGCGCCGGATTGTCGCCAAGCCGATCCTGGGGTGCGGCGTCGTGATCAACGGCCGCCGCGCATTTTTTGAACCTTGGCTCCTGAAGTCTCGGTGAGGACCAAACATGCGAATCGAAGTCGATGATGAAGCGTCTCAGCTCAGATTGAATCGAACGATCGTTAAATGTGCGGCGGGCGCCAAGTCCGATGTAAACCGCACCGATCGGAATTGCGATCCGCGCCGTGACGTCCCGCGGCTGCACGAATGCCTTGACTGTGGCGGATCGTTCTTGTCCTGCCGCTGCCGGCCGGGCGAAGGCTAAATGGGAGTTGCCATGTTCGACCACCCAGACACCATCAAATTTCCGACGGGCGATAATCCCAAGGATCGCCTCGGGATGTGCAAGCCGCCATTGCACCTGATTCCGCCGGCGGCAGAGGTCTTGGAGAGTGTCGTGATGGCGCTGGGGGCCAAGAAGTATGGGGCTTTCAATTGGCGCACGTCGGCGGTCCGGGCCTCGGTCTACGTGGCCGCCGCGCGGCGCCATTTACTCGCTTGGTTCGACGGCCAGGACAACGACCCGGAAAGCGGCATGCCGCATCTGGCGCACGCGCGGGCTTGCCTCGGCATTCTTCTGGATGCCTTGGCTACTGGAAACCTCGTGGACGATCGTCCCAACGCCGGCGCCTCCGCACAGTTAATCGAAGAGCTCACCTTACCGGCCGAGGTGGCGACATGATTTACCTGGCCAGTCCGTACAGCCATCACGACGCGCACGTGCGACTATACCGCTTTGAGGAAGCGTGCCGCGCGGCAGCCGCCCTGTTAAAAGCCGGCCTCGTTGTCTTCTCGCCAATCGCGCACAGCCATCCGATCGCCAAGTACGGCATGCCTACGAGTTGGGATTTTTGGTCGCAGGTCGATCGCGAATACCTGGCTCGCTGCGATGTGCTCGCGGTGCTGACGCTCGCCGGTTGGCGAGACAGCGTCGGCGTGCAAGCGGAGATGGTCATGGCTCGCGAATTATTGTTACCGGTCGTATTCGTGGCGCCGGCCGAACTCGATGCGAACACCTCGCCCGCGTGGGACGAATTGAAACGGTCCAGCCGCCAAGTGACGCAGGAATGCCCATGAAGGTGAAAGTGCTCGGCAAGACCTGGCAATTGCGGTTTGCGCCCAATCTGGCCAACCGTGGCGACTGCGACCAGCCGGACCAGTGTGGCAAGGAGATTCGCATCGCCAGTACCTTGCGCGGTGAGGAACGACTGGAAGTGCTGCTGCATGAACTTGTCCATGCCGCTGGCTGGCACTTGGACGAGTCGTTCGTCGAGCAGTTCGCGTGCGACGCGGCGCGAGCCCTGTGGCGGTTGGGCTATCGTGATAGCGCGCAGGCAAATGTATGACGAGTTGCCGCGACATGCCATCGGATTGCTTTTTTGGAAAACGACCATGCGACATTTCACCGATCCCGCCGAACTCTCGACCGAACAACGTCGCGGTGAACTGGTGTGCATTCTTGCTGCCGGCGTCTTGCGCCTTCTCCAGCGCCGCTTGCTCGTCGGTGAATCCCTAGCGCAGATTCCCACAATTACTCCGAAATCCGCCGCCGAACGCCTTGAGTTTGCGGGCGAAACCGTGCTCAGTGTCCACACGGGTTAACGGTTTCGAGAGTCCCGAACACAAGGAGCAAGCACATGCTGAACGTGGCCAAAGAGGTCGCCGCGCTGGAGCGGATGACCGTCGACCAACTGCGGGCCAGGTACGCCGAGGTCTTCGGTGAAGCGACCAACGCCCGTCACAAGGAGTGGCTGATCAAACGGACCATCTGGCGGATGCAGGCCAATGCGGAGGGGGACCTGTCGGAGCGGGCTCGCCAGCGGGCGATGGAACTGGCCAACGACGCCGACCTGCGCATGACGCCGCCGCGACAGCGAAAGCCCGCGCCGGACGCCGGGGAGCGGACCGTGGCCGTGGCGACGATGATCCAACCGAGCACCGAGTTGCTGCCTGGCACCGCGCTCAAGCGCGAATACAAGGGCCGGACGATCCGCGTAACCGTGTTGGCGAACGGATTCGAGTGTGAAGGCGAGCGGTATAAGTCGCTCACCGCCGTCGCCAAGGCGGTGACTGGCAAGCACTGGAACGGCTTTCATTTCTTCGGCCTGCGCCCAAATGGAGGCGACCGATGAACCGAAAGAAGGAAAAACCGCCGGCCGCCTCGGCGCTCCGCTGCGCGATTTACACCCGCAAGAGCACCGAGGAAGGTTTGGAGCAGGAATTCAACTCGCTCGACGCCCAGCGCGAGGCGGGCGAGGCCTACATCCGCAGCCAGCAGCACGAGGGTTGGGTCTGTCAGCCGGGCCGGTACGACGACGGCGGGTTCACCGGCGCGAACATGGACCGGCCGGCGCTGCGCCGCCTGTTGGCCGATATCGACGCGGGCCGAGTCGATTGCGTCGTGGTCTACAAGGTCGACCGCTTGAGCCGAAGCCTGTTGGACTTTGCCCGCATCATGGAGACGTTCGAGCGACACCAGGTGTCGTTCGTCAGCGTCACCCAGGCCTTCAATACGGCCACGTCGATGGGCCGGCTCGTGCTCAACGTGCTGCTGTCGTTCGCTCAGTTTGAGCGCGAGATGATCAGCGAGCGGACCCGCGACAAGATTGCCGCCGCCCGCCGCAAGGGAAAATGGTCGGGGGGAATGCCGATCCTGGGCTACACCGTCGTCCAAACCAAACTCGTGGTGGACGACGACGAAGCCAAACGCGTCCGCCACATCTTCGCGATGTACCTCGAATACCAGTCACTGCTGGCGGTCGTGAAGGAACTCAACGCGCGGGACTGGCGGACGAAGCGCTGGACGACGCGAAAGGGCTCTGCCCGCGGCGGCCGTCCGTTCGATAAGAGCGCGCTCTACCATCTGCTCACCAACGTCGCCTACGTCGGCAAGATTCGATATAAGGACGAGGTCCACGCAGGCGAACACGAGGCAATCCTCGACGTCGACGTGTTCAACCGAGTGCAGTCGCTCTTGCAGCGCAATGGCCGCAGCGGCGGTCGAGCGGTGCGCAACCCACACCATGCGCTGTTGCGGGGCTTGCTCCAGTGTACCGCCTGCGGATGTGGGATGAGCCACACCTACACCGCCAAGGGGAGCCGGCAGTATCGCTACTACGTCTGCCATCGCGCTCAGCAGCGTGGCTGGCAGACTTGCCCGTCGCCGTCCATCCCGGCCGGCGAGATCGAGCGGTTCGTCGTCGATCAGTTCCGGTGTATCGGTCGTGACCCAGTGGTGATCGAGGAGACCTTGATTCAGGCCCGCCGGCAGACGGAAAACCAGGTCGAACGCCTCACGACGGAACGTACCATGCTCTTAAGCCAACTTCGCCATGCGCGCGCTGAGCTTGCGCGGTTGGCGGCGACGGCGCAGACCGGCGATCCAGGGCTGCTCGATGCGCACGATCGCCTTCGACACGCTGAGCGGCGGATGACGGAGATCGACCATGAGCTTGCCGCGATCCAGGGCCGCGTGACCGAGCACGGCGAGGTGGCCGCAATACTGGCCAACTACGATGCCCTGTGGGACTGTCTGGCGCCGCGCGAGCAGTCCCGTATCGTGGAACTGCTGGTCGAACGGGTTGGCTACGACGGCAACGCAGGCAAGATCTCGATCACGTTCCGTCCTTCAGGGATTCAGCGGCTCGCCCAAGAAACGGCCCAGCGAAAGGAGTCGATGGCGTGA